TTTTTTTGCCGGTGCCGGTAGCGCGGCGCTGTTTACGATTCTGGCGGTTATTTGGGGTTGCCATATTGTTCTCCTTGGATCAGAAAGGCGGGCGTCACCAATAATCATGGTTGACGCCCGCCCGGGATATCTATTACGCGACAATTCCTTACACCATGTCTTTGTGCATGATGGTGCCCTTGGATTTGCCGGTGATTTGCAGGATATCGTACTTCACACCCATCTTCATAAAATCCTCATTGCTGGTTTCTATGGAGCCGTCAGGGGAGGAAGATGCAAACCGATAGTGCAGTACCAGGGGTCCGCTGCTATCAATAAAGACGATCAGCAGAGATACTTCTACTGGAACGTAGTTGGCGGGAATCGAGAATTGTTTTTTAGTGGTATCGACGGCGCCATCTCGGCCAAACCGGTGCTGAAGAGGTTCCTTGGTCCATTGGGCGTATTTGACTACAACAGAATCTTTGGATTCAGTTTTTGTTTTCCGTAGCGCTGGGTTTTCCCATACCCCCTTAACCTCACCACCGGAAATGTCAGAGTTGATCCCTGGTAGCGAGTCCAGAGCTGTATAGCCAACTGGCGTGAAAGTGCCGGCGTTTTTAGTGGTGTCTTCAAGCCATTTTGTGATAACCGTCAACTCCGGGCAGTCAGTATCTTTCGGGGCGATAAGCACCGCACCTTTCCCAGGAATAAATACAGCATCGTCTACATATGCCATGGTTATTGTCCCCTATCCCCCCTGACAGTCAGGGTGTATGTCGCAGATATTTGCTCGACCCCTGACGGGTTATGCGGCGCAATCCGCAGAGGTTCACTATCCGCTATCACGATAGCCACGCCGGTAGCAGGATGGTCACTAAGCGACAAAACCGCCTCCTGAACCATATCCGCTATATCGGCTACCTGGTCGTAGTCAGGCCCCAATACGGTCACGGATATCTGGGATTCGAAAAGCATTCGATTCCATGGCATACGAGTAGTTGGCGCCATTCGAACAGGCGTGACCAGCGTCGTTATCACCCTTGGGTTCAACCACGCATCTATAGATGCCGTAGCATGGCTCTCCGGCACGGTTTCGTTGATGTGTTCAACAACCCGTTTGATGATATCCGGGCGGGTATGTTTGGGCGTCATCTAAGTTGGCCTATGGATCGTAGGAGTATGAATTTTCCTGGTACGAATTTGCCGAGTTCGCCACCTTTTTTTTGTGCGAAATGCCCGTATTCGATAGCGAGAGCGGCGGGGTGGTCGTTGTACACATATCGGTCGGTAACGCCGCCTTTGCCGCGGGCGGTGCCGATTTTGAAATTTTGGGAGTATTCACCAGTGTGGTGGTGTTGGGCGGCGGCGGCTTCGGCTTTAGTTTTGATAGCGGCAGCGGCTTCATCGAGGATGCCGGATTCGGCGGCAAGTTGGGCCATCTGCCGCCCGGTTTTCATGTATATTTTCGCCACGGTGACGCTAAACCCCCTTGGTTTGGGTTGCCTGTTTGAGGCGTACTACGGTTCTGGCGGTGAGTCGTGAGCTGGTAAAACGTTCGGGTTCCCCGACAATGTTGTACAGCATGCCGTTACTGTCCAAAACCTGGGATAGTGAATCCCCTGGGAAAGCCCGGCAAAGGAAGTTTTTCATCGTGAGTACCTGGGTTTCGCCGGCGGTGGCCACGCCTAGAATCTCATCTGTGGTTGATGGCTGTATCCTCCCCCAGCATTCGACTCTGCCGGTTTCTACCGGCACTAGGCGCCCGTGACGCCCTATTTGATTTTCCCGGAGTATCACCGTGACTTTATCTGTGGCGTGGGTTTTATGCCGCAGGCTCACCAGATCACCTGACCTTGCCGATTCTGGAGCATGTCACCGCGGTAGGTGCTGATAGTGCCAAAGCCCTTGATCTTAGTTGTGGTGGTAGCGTAATCCCGGAGGATTGCCAGCTGGTCAGGGGTGAAGATTGCCGATTTCGTCACTGATGAATCAAGACCGTAGGAGTAGCTACCATCTGATTCTCGGGTAAACCGGTCAGGATTGGTATAGAGCCGGCGGGCAGCTATGGCGAGTACCGGCACCACGCCCGCCGGCAAATCTTCAGGCTGTTTCCACGTTTGTTTTGTTTCGTGGAGTGCTGCGGCGCTTACCATTTCGATCACCCAGGCGGCGAATCCAGTATCGAAAGTGGCGGCTTCCTCCTGGGGGAGGGAGCGTTTCAGGTCGTCACTGGATATGAGTTTCACGGTGGCCATGGGTGATCTCCTTATTTAGTGGTTAGGGTCCGGCGGGGGCGGGGGTTTTCGGCTCTTCCATGCCTTCCTTACCGGTCAATTTCACAATGCGTTGTAGGTCGAGTACCTCAGCTTTTGCGAATGTGTCAATAACGGCACGATCTTGGAGCTTATCCACATCGTAATCATGCAGGTAGCGGAGGCTGAAGCCGTCTTGGGAGATTGTGGCGGAGAAAGCGGCGCCCTTCGGCGGGGCGCTTACCCGGCTGGCAAGCGTAATTGCGTCCATCTTGTAGGCGTAGGCGGCGTAGGCGTCAATAACGTTGTCCTCTACAACTGTGAGTCCGTAGAGGCGACCTAGGATATTTTCCCGGAGGAGCCCATCGGTGCCGGCTTCGTTGACCTTGGTGAGGCTTGGGGTTGCCCGGAGGGCTGCTGCCCAGCCGGCGCCGACCACTAAATACCGGTCTTGGGGTTTCACGCCGCGGGAGTTCAGCAGGTTTACCGCGTAGCGGATTGCCGGGAGCACACCACTGTGGTCGTCTGCTTTCAGGTTCTCGTTCTTGAATCGGGTACTCAGTCCCAAGCCCATGCCGTTGAAAACCTTATCTGCGGCTTTCAGATCAGCGGCAGTATCGTAGGCGGTGCCATCTGTGGAGAAAAGCTTGTTTTTTGCGCCACGGTCTTGTGCGGTAAGACCTGCTGGCACAGACTCGAATGCCTTTACAACCTCATTATTTAGGGCGTCTGCTACGGTCTCCGCCATGGGGGCAATGACCTGGGTTTCCATGGCGGTGAGGTCAAACGTGACGAAATTATCCGGCAGCTTCACAGCCTGGTAGATCTGGTCAGTGATCTTCATGCTGCGGTACGGTTCGTACAGGTCAGAGTAGGTGATTGACCGGTCAGCTGCACGATCCGCTGCGGTGTATACCCGGGCGTCAGCCATATACACCGGGGATTTAATGGTGATAGCGCCACCGCGACCGGGGATGAAATCTTGGGAGAAATCCTGATTCACGATCCGCGAGAGCGTGGAACGGTTCCGAACCGCCGCGAGTGTGGAGCGCGCAATCTGCGGCTCAGTATATAGCATATGCATTATATATGTCCTTAGCTTAGGTTTTAGCGTTTGTAAATACGTTCACCAATCTTGGAAAGATCGGTTTCATCTTCGGGTTTGGTGCCGCGACTATCTTGGGCTAGACCGTCGAAAAAGCTTTTCCGTTTCGTACCTGGGTTTTGCTTTTGAATACTGTTGAGGGCTTCCGCTAAGCGCTTCGCGTCTTCTTCCATTTCTTCATCTGTATTGCCCCGCACCCATTCGGATAATTCAGCAGGAACACCGGCTTTTTTGGGGATTTCGTACTGCCGTATCTTCTGTTCGGATTCTTTGGCACGCTGCCGGAGCGTTTGATTTTCCCGATTCAGCTTGTGGATCTTTTTCAAGGCATTTTCTAGGTCACTGCCGGTTTCATTGTCGCCTCCTGGGGCGGCATCCTTGCCGTCAGCCGTGTCTTCGCTTGATTCTTCCTGCTGGCCAGCGGCGGAATCCTCCCGGGGTTCTGCCACATTGTCAGCTTCGGTGTCAGCGTCTGATTCCGGGGTTGAGGTGTCGCCTCCTGGGGCGGCGGTTTCTTCTCCGTTGTCTTCTGCGGTTTCCGCTTCCACGTTTTTGCCGGCGGGCTGGTTGGCAGAGGTAGCCGCCTGGGCTTCCCCCGCCTGGTTTCCATTTTGGTATTTTTCGACGACTTCTTCGATCAGCTGTAATACTTCTTCACGAGTCAAGACTATGATCC